AACTTAGCCGTAAAAGCTAAATTTTCTGTGTCGCCATTTTTCAAAACAGCGCCTTCTAGCACTACTCGACAGGGATAGGTGCCGTCAACATTGAGCTTGTCAAACATGGGAATTAGGGCAAAGGGTTAGAAGTAGTAGCTTGATCAGTATCAGGTAAACGCCAGCGTGCCGGAGTCGCTGAGGCCTTCAGTGCGTCGCACCGTGAACGGAATGGTCAGCGCTGCGATGCCGGCATCATCGTCGGGTGCGGGAGCGCCTAGTTGAATCTTGGGCAGGCCGACGACCATGCGATTGCCTGGAACCGTGCCATGGGTGAAGTTAAGCGCACCATTGGTAGAAGCTACTGCTATCGCGTAGAAATCCTTGCTGCTTAGCAGGTCCGGCCTTTGCAGCTTAAGAGATCCCGTAATTACACGATCCACAATCTGAAAATTAGGAGCGCAGCCCATTCGATCGTAAAATTCTACAGTGTTTTCACATTTTAGCGAAAAATCAATAATGCAACAGCTATAACCATGAAGGCTAAACGTTGGCGTATTGACAGAATTGCAAGCTACAGGAGCGGCCATAGCGCTATAAGTTGGCGTTAGGGATGCCGCATCGACCGGAGGCACGTAAATACCAGGCACGTCAAACGAGAACAGCGGCACCTCGCCGGCCTGCATCTTCAGCTCCCAGCTCTTGGTTCGGGCACCTATCCCTAAGTGCTTGTTGCCGTCCCAATCGTGGTACCAGGTCAGAGAATCAGCCCCGCCCGTCACGAATGAGTAGGTGTTGCTAGTGGTGGCAACCGTTGCCAGGTTCATTCCTGCAGCACGCAGGAAGATTCCGTAGGCGGGGGGAGTGCCGGCGGTGCCAGAGCCGACGGCTTCAACGTCAAACGCAACGCCGTTTTTCAGCTCGGCCATCACGTCCGACAATGCGTCACCGAACTGCCCGTCTAGGCTGGGGCGAGCAATAGCAGTGGCGTCAAGGGCGGTCAGCTTCGGGTCCCTGACCCGGATCGCGTTCACCCCCGTCGGGGCTGCTGACGTTGCGTAGGTCGTCTCCAACGCTGCCATCAGAAACTGAGACTTGTTGCGGGCCATCGGCTTTGGGGGGTTGGGTTACGGATTCGAGGATCCACTCATTGTTGGTGAGCAGATAGGCGCCAGGGCCAGAAGGCAACGGCGGTGTAGGGGGCTGCTCAGGCGTTGCCTTCTTCATGCAATGTGATGTTGGAGATGGCCGTGTAATAGGTCACATTGTAAATCATTCTGACTTCGCACGCTTGCAGGTTGTGCTCATGGATCCGGCCACGGGATTCGATGTCAATGCACAGTCCCTCCATGTCCCGCCTTCCGGCCATGATGCGTGCATGGACCGCCGCGCAAAACGGGCCCAAGATTCGCCAGTTTGGGGGATCCCCTGGCTTTCGGGGTTTGCTGATGGTGATGACGACTGGAAGGGTCGAGACCACTTGGCACGCGCTCAGGACCCTGTCGAGGGCCTCCCCTTCCTGATCCAGCTTGATCACCACGCCATCGGGCTCAGATGCCACCCTGGCTGCATCAAGAAACAAGGCCCCAACCCCAGGAATATCGCTCCGGTCCTCGGTGGCCGCTGCGCCCTGCAGCAGATCGGCCAGGGCATCCATGATCTGGGCGTCGATGGGGAGGGTCATGGGTTGGGGGTGCGGTCCTGTTGGGGTTCGGTGGGGGCGTCGTGCCGCCGCCGGCCGCGCAGCAGGTTGCCAACCGCAGGAATGGCACCCTGGATAGGTGACGGGACCAGCACTCCTAGGGCCCAGTTCCAGCGGCTCTCGCAGGCCTGGAACGGGCTCGGCACCCTGGCCTCACAGGCCCCGATGTAGCCGGCAATCAGCAGTGCGGTAAACCAGTTCATCCCTGTTCCCTCGGCACGGTCATAGATGGCAGGTTGGCGGTTTTGGGGTGAGGCATTTTGTCCCAAATAGCTATCGCCTGCATTATCAGCCAGCCAGCCAGCAACGCCCCGCCACTACAAAAAGCCATTTTAATAAATATGCCGCTCATGTTATCCTGTAAACCCTGAACGGCGGTTAACAAGTCCTTGTTACTCTGTTGACAAGCTTCTACATCTTTTTGAAGCGAAAGAATTTCGAAACCATGCCCCTTTAATTCTTGGGCGTGTTCTTTTTTGGAGTCTTCATGCTCTCTTTTGATGTCTGCTATTGCAGACTCTGTACGGCTTTGACTTTCCCGTACATGTGTTAAATCGTATTTTATAGACGTAACTTCTTTAAGTTCTTTTTTGACTTCTGAAAATTCACCGCAAGCGCGATTTAACATGTCAAGCAAACCGCTAATCGCGTTTGCCGGAATATATCCGTCAGGGCTGGGGATCTCTTCGCTCACGGCTTCAGCCTCCCTGCCATCCAGCCTCTCACCGCAGGGTGCTCGGTCAGTACCCACCACGCCGGCAGAAATAGGACTAGGTGTAGCGCCGTCATGGCGACAACATCCCATACACTCATGGCTAGGCGCTAGGCGGAGTCATGGCGATTATAGCCTGATTGAGGGCAGTTACAAAGGCCGTTGGCAGATTGCACCGGGCAGCAAGGGCTAAAAATTCCTGAACTAAAGACGCCTGATTCTGCTCGGGCTGTACAGAAACAATCAATAAAAGGCCTTGCAAATATTCGGCAAAATCTCCTTTATCCTGGAAACGATCTAACCGGGAGTGAGAAAACGTCACCGCAAGCCGAGCGGAATCATTTTCAGAATCCAGGGCCAACGCCATTGCTGCTACGTACCCGTTTTCGGTCAGGATCGCGTGCCGGAATCCTGCCCAATCCGTGTTTGTTGCGCCGTTAATTTCGTAATGCGCTTCGGCGGCTGCTAGAGAATCAAACCAGCTCCAACCTTGATAGGGGTAGACGTATGAATCCTTCTGGGACGCAAGTAGCGGTTCTGCGTTTGGCAGGTACACCGCCGTCGGAGCACAACGCAGCTCGCCATCCAGGAACCGGTAGAACCCTGCTGCTGTAGTCATGTTGCCACCACCCAATTTTTAACATTAGCAATGCTAGCGTTAAAGCCTTGATTAGGATTGCCAGAAACGGTAATTGTTTGGGGGGTTGCCACTGTAGGCAACCCTTCGAAAATTTCATTTGTTGCCGCCGCCGATAGTTGACAATTTGCCACGGTAAACGAAAACCGCATACCCGAGATACGCATTCGTTTAAGGGATGGTGTTGCCCCTCCTGTAATATTGCCGTTTCCGGTGCTGTTTACTCCGGCCATATTAATTGTTGGCAGCTCTTGCAGGTTGGGCATGTTTTGAACCAGGCCGTTGATATTTGTTATCCCTGCTGTTGAGCTTGGGAACGGCGGGATGCGCCGTGCATTGGTTGTCGCATACATCAGGTTTGCTGTTGTTAGCGCAGCAATTGAACCTGGCAATGCTGGAAATTCGTCTGCGTTAAAACAACCATTGCACATTTGGGCGGTCGTTTGCACTTTCGAAGCGCTGCCTAAAAATACCGGAAAATTTCTCAGCCCGCTGTTTAAGTAATGATTGGCCAGAGTTGTCACTTCAGATATTCCGCTTGGAAATGCTGATACACTCCTTAATGAGGGTGTATTGTTATACATGTTTGCCATATTTGTTAGAACACCACAAGCGACCACGTTGACTCGCTCTAGCAATCGGTGGCCAACGGCAGTGCCGCCCAATGTATAATTAGCGCCGGTAACATTAGGGACGGAAATTGCAAGATCAAGCCAGCCAGTTGTATACGCTTGCAAGCCTGTCTGATTATGTTTTGCCTGTAAATTTATTACAGTTAAATTCTGCCCAGCTTGGGGGGTAATCGTTACAATTGCCACTTTGTAGGGTAGCAGCGTAGCGCTGCCGTCGCCGGTCAGCGTTACAGGTGCGCCGCCAAGGGTTGCGGAAACCTGGAACGCATTTGCTGTAGGATTGACAACGTAATAACGTCGGCCCTCAACCAATCCAGTTGTCGTAACAATGTTGAAAAATGGAACTACCGTGCCAGCAGTAAATCCATGGGCCGTTAGATTTACCGTGTTGGTTGATGCCGTGAAAGTTACAGGCCTATCAGTGCCGACCAGTGCTGCATTGTTAAAATTAAATTCATAATTTGCTTGGGTATTACTTGCGTAGTTTGTTGTAGTTCCATCGCCAAAGTTTATTGTGTACGCACCTTGGCCGTTGAAGGCAAAAAAGTTAGCGCCATTTCCTGCGCCATCACCGCGCCAGACAGCATAAAGGCCAACGATTTTTTGCTCGCTGGCTAGAACCGTTGGGATAGCTGGCCAGGCGGGATTGCGAACCCAATCCTCTACAAACTGGGTAGTAGTTCCGCCGCCGCCAACGTCAACAAAAACGCCGGCTTCCTTTACCTTTAGCCCCATCAGATGCCACCTATCCAGAGATCGCCGTTCACAGCATTTACGGGCTCTACGGTCCCAATCCAGTAGACCGCTGTCACTCCTGACGGCCGAGCCGTGCTGGCGTTGGACCCGTGGGTGACAGCGGTCACAGCACTTTGAGCGTTCCCAACAACCTTCTGCAGTGCTTGCAGGATTGAATCGGTCGCCGCAACCGTGCCGGCGCCTGCGGTAAAACCGGTGATGGGTGTTGCTCGAACCTGCGCCTCGGTGAATCCATCCGTGATGCCATAGCCGGCCAGGGTCGTGGGCTTGTCGCTGATCCCCGCCCCGAATGGCAGCCCCGTGGCGTTGGTCAGCGTGAGACTGGAGGGGGTGCCGCCTGCGCCGTTGAGCAGCACCGGGGCCCCTGGCGATCCTGCATTGATCGCTAGGGCTGTGGCGATGCCAGTTCCTAGGCCAGTGATGCCGGTGCCAAGGGGCAGGCCGGTGCAGTTGGTGAGGACCCCAGCGCTGGGGGTGCCAACATCTCCGCCCTGAAAAAACAGCAGCCCGGCGCCAGTCTCGTCAGAGATCACGCCGCGCAACTGCGCCGAGGTGGTGGCCGCAAACTGGCTCAGCGGGTTGGTCGTCAGCGCATCGCCTCCGCCCCCGCCGCCCCCGCCGCCGGTAACGGTGATCGTTTGGTTTGGCCAGGTACCGGTGATGCTGACGTGGGCGCCTGCGATCAGCCCCGGAGCGGCAGTCCCGGTGCCACCATTGGCTACCGGCAGGAGGCCCGTAACCCCGGTGTTCAGCGGCAGGCCGGTGGCGTTGGACAGGGCAATGGCTGATGGGGTACCGCCCGCGCCGCCCAGGATCACCGGAGCCCCAGCGGTGCCGATGTTGATTGCCAAAGCCGTTGGCACCCCGGTCCCCAGGCCAGAAATCGTGCTGAGCGCCTGCGTGCCGGTGTGGCTGAATCGATCGCGGAGCTGTGCGTCCGTGGCGTTGGCCGTGGCGCCGGGGGTGATCCCATCGAGCTTGGCCTTAAATTCCGACGCGGCCCACCATGCAGCGATGCTCTGGAACACCCGCAGCGGGTTGTAGGCCACCCTGGTTGTGCTGGTACCTGCCTCGGCCGTGGCCTGGCTGACGGTGGCAGCGCTCCATTCGCGGGAGTCGGTCAGCCGTATATCACCTTCCTGGACCGCTGTGTCGGCCAGCTCCGCCCCTGCCGTCCATGTCGCCTGGATCGCGTTGCTCGGCAGGCTGAATCCTGACGGCAGGCCCAGCGTGAGGGTGACGCTACCGCCCGTGTTGGTGCTGCTGGAGCTCCAACCGCTGGGAGGGGTCAGGGCCACGGCCTGCACCGCCCCTTCAGCCTTGGCCCTGGTGCCTGGCGCCAGCAGTCCGGCCAGGGTTTCTGTTGCCAGGGGAACCGTTGCGTCGTTCCCGGTCGAGGATGCCACGTCTAGGCCCGTGGCCGTCCTGTTGGTAATTGACAGGTTGGTGGGATCGCCGGGGCCGCCTGGGGTGCCGCCGTTATACGCCAGGGCATTCCAGGCGGTTACGCCATCGCCGATTTTTAGCTTGCGCGTATCCGTCTCAAGCCCCCATTCGCCGCTGAGCAACACCGGGTTGACCGCAGTCCAGTTGGCTGCTGTATCGCGCCTTTGTGCTTGACGTGTAAAAACTACTTGGGTGGTCATGCCCCACCCCCATCGTAAATATATTCAATCACTGTTGGCGCTGGTGGGACCGGCGCCAACGCCGCGCCGCCATCCAGGATCACCACCGTTTCTTCTGGGGCGTCAACCCTGGCTAGCCTCACCATGCTCCAGCTCAGCGCCCTGGGCTCGCTACCGGGCAGTGGCTCTGGCGGCCTTGTTGCCTTAAATGCAATGCCATCAACTACAAGCAAATGGTTGTAATCAAGATGGCCAAATTCTGCGGTTTTAATCTTTAGCAGCCATGGAATAATTTCCACTCCATCATCAAAAACCAGCTCTTTGTTTTCCTCCAAAAAACCACGGCCAGTAACGGCGCCAGCAATTACGCTGGCGCCGCCCATGAAATCCAGTGCCGCCCGATCTGCGTCAGCTGATAGGCGGGCCCAGCTCATCAGAAGGCGCCGTTGAGGCGGACGTGGGCCAACGTATCGCCAGAGGCGTACGCGGTCGTCTGAGCTGGCGTGGCCGGCACAAACACGCCGATCAGAGTGTTGCCGCTGGCGCTGGCGGTTACGCTTTTGCTGGTGTCGTTCCAATACGCCTTTGCGCCAAGGTTAGCGGCGGCGCCAGTGGCCTTAGGAAGTTGCCATACGCCTACAAGGCTGAATTGCCCGACCTCGCTGTTAGCCAGGGCCGCCAGCGAAACACCAAAAACAGAGCCAATCAAAGCACCAACGCCTGACGCAACCGCGTAGGGAGCGGGAAACGGAATCGTGTTGCCTTCTTGAATGTAGTTTTTAGCCATTGGATTACATTAGGAATGGAATGGGCTGAAAGTTGTCAGGAAAAAGCATTGATCAATCAACGCCGGAAGAGCGATAGATAAATCGATAGTCGCTAAGCGTGCAACCCCAATACATGCGAAACAGAAATTCCAAGCAGTCGGGATTTCGCTTGGTTTCGGTGGTAAGGGTTGGGCCGCTTTCACCTTGAAGATACCCTTGAACAATTCCCTTAGAGGCTGTTTTTGCCGCCATAACGTACCACTGAAGTGCGCTAGCGCTATCAAGCCGAGCAGAGTAAATGTCTTCAATAGCGCCTGAATAAGAAGAAGTTGCAGGCCCGGCATTACCTGTAAGCTGTGAAGGCATGTAATTGTTTGGCCTCAGAAATTGCTGCATAGGCCCGCGCAGAGCAGCAGGGGCCAGCGTCAACGCTGGGTCCAGCTCCAGCGGGTTACCAGCTGGGTCGGTTTGCGTAGACAATTTCAGAACAGCAGTGTTCCATCCGGTGTTGCCAATGGTTCCGGTTCCAGTGTTGTTATGACTGGCATGGAACAATGGCAGGCCATCAATGCCAACGTTTGCGTTGCCAGTAATAAGGCCGTAAATGCCTTTAGCCTGAACACGCCGACCGCCTCGACCAAACATATCAGGGACTTCGGCCAGTCCGCTAAGGTCGTCATTGATAAACACCTCTTCAGCAACACGCAGGCCCCTTGTATATTTGCTCAACTGCCAAGTCACTTTCCCGTCTTGAAGAGTGGCGAATTGATATTCACCTCCTTCTACTCGGGCATCCGCTTTAGTCTTGTCGGTTGGCTCGCCATTTACCACCCTGATAGGCTCAAGATTGCCAGCGATAAACACCTGATTGGCAGGCTTTAAGTCGGGCAAATCTTGACGAGTTGCAAAAAGCTCCCATCTATGGTTTTCCTCGGCCCACCCGTCCATCATTGTCTTGTTGGCAACATTCGCCAGCAAGTTTGTAAAATCGTCGCCGGTATGCAATGCCAACGCAATTAGCTGGTGAGCAGATCGGCCAATTGTATTATGCCCTCGGCTTTCAGCAAAAACGCGGGTAATCTCCATCATTCGCATTCCGGCATAAGGCCGGGCCGCGTCGCTCATGGCCTGCTCAGGCCTGATCTTGGCCCAGATCGCATCCTGTAATCCGGTCATCAGCGTATCTCCCGAGTCGCGGGTGACCTGGATGCGGGCAGGGTGGCCCGCCTTGCTGGCGACGGTTTCAAGCGGGCCGGCGTGGGCCTTCACAATTTCCAGGGCAACATCAGCAAAAGGCTTGCCGCTGTCAACCATGGCTTGCACCGCGACAGGAGCGATATTGGCCTCGGCCGCGCAACGACGGATTTCGATTTCGCGCTGTGCATTGGCAAGGGCAACAGAATCCGCAACAGCGGTCGAGGTAACGGGGCTGACGGCGGCTTGCACTACTGCGGGGGCAACAGGGGCAACCTCGGTAGATGCGACCACGGGAGGCGCTTCAATGACGGCGGCCGGTGCGCTCCCGGCCTGATCTTGCGTGGGCATGTGTTCAGCTCGGGAGTGTTCAGGGTGATCTCCTGATTCTATTCTAACCATTGACGCCAGGGCCTTGGACACCCACCCTGGAGAGTTAGGGAATCGCCCCGCAGGCAGTGCTGGGACGCTGGCACGCACGTCTACCGGGTCGATCACTGCATCAATCAGGCCAGCCGCCAGGGCCGCTTCGGCGGTGAACCAGGTGCCACCACCCTGCGCCGCGCCCATCCATTCCACAATCTGCTCGACCGATTGGCCTGATGCCTTGGCATAGGTGGTGGAATAAACCTGGGAGTGAACGCGCAGCATGGCCGCCGCGGCATCCATTGAATCGGCGTCTCCAACCGATCCGCCCCAGCAGTTGTGGATCATCAGCAGGGCGTTGTCTGGCATCAAGCGGCGATCGCCATTGGCCTTGCTGATAGCCATCGGGATAATTGAGCCTGCAGATGCTGCCAAGCCATCTATCACATAGGTTTTCTTGCCTTTGTACGCCGCCAACACGTCATGGATTGCCATCCCTTCGGCCGCCACACCCCCAGGCGAAAACAGGTGAATCTCAACATCACGCCCCCCTGCAGCGTCCAGCGCTCGGGCCACGTCGTCAACCAACACATCAACCCCGACTTCGCCATAGAGCCGCAACACTGGGGCAGTGGCGGCGGCTTTAACGGTTACTCCTGGGGCCATTGATGCTCAGATGCTGGGGGTAGTTTAAGCGGTCAGCGCCATCAGTCCAGCGGGTCGCTACTGCCCTCTTCTGCGCCAGGGTCAGGCGCTGAGCTGGTGAATGCAGATCCTGCCGGGCGAGCCTGGGTTACGCCAGCGTTGGAAACCAGTGCGGCATCTGTGCTCAGGATTAAGCTGGCATCTCTGGCTCTTTGTAGGTCTCTGCTCAGCTCTTGAATTACTTCTTCAGGCACATAGCCAAATGATAGCTGTACTTCTGACAAGCTCATAAACCCAGCCCTCACCGCCAAAATCAGCGCTGGAATTTCCTTGGTTGGGTCGATCATCTCCCGACGCGGCGGGGTATGGGTCCAGCTCATTGGCCCTTTCAGCAGGCCAACCATCCGGGCTAATTCGTCATGCCACTCACACACCGGCGCCAGCATTCCGGGGATGGAAACCTTCCCTCGCAAGTAAGCAATCCGCCTACTAAACTCAAGCCATCCGCCCCTAAAGCTCGAATAATTGACGTTTGACAAATCACCCGTCATTGATTCATAGGTAATCTCGTAAGCTGCTGCTACGGCGTGAGCGTACTCACGATGGGTGCTAACAAAATCACCAGAACTTGGCGGGGTGAATGCCTGAAAGTTTCTACCTGGGGGCATGTGCTCAACTGCGCCAGGTTCGATCGTGTCAAACTCCAGCCCGTCTTTTTCGGGATCCGTAGACGCCTGCGTATCCGAGTCGTAAGTAACGCCAAAAAAGCAAGCTGAAATTTTATCTTTCATCTGCTGGGCCGCCCTGATGTCACCCATATCCCGCAGGGTCAAAATCGCTGCCGTGCCAAACGGGAGCCCCATTCTCTGGCCAGCTCGCCTGCAATCAAAATGTAAACTTATTTCCTCTTTCGGTACAAAAGTGCTTTGCACCCTGACGCCAATACCTAGCGACGTTTCGCCAGGGTGGCTGTCTCTAATCCAGTAACCCATCAAACGGCCTGCGCTATCAAACTGCTGGCCAAATAATATGTCTTGAGAATTGTCTTTATTAAAATCTAACCAATCAGGCTCAAGCATCTGCACTTGCAAAGGCACTATTCCGTGACGCTCAAATAGTTCAGGATGTATCCGCTTCCGCACCAGTACGGCGCCGCGCACCGCTGTAGTTCTGGCCCCAACGGATTGATTGCCGTACCAATCATGGGTGCCGTAAAAATCGCTATGTCGTGATTCTGCCCAGGTTTTCCAGCTTGATTTATATTTGTTAGTCGCACCCGTAGGAGTGCTCATAATCCCATCGCCAATCCAATTATTTATAATCACGCCAATCGCTCTGGAGGCGTAGGCATCGTTATCGGCAAGATCCTGGTGCCGCTTTACCAGCCAGTAGTACGCCTGTCGCAGATCGCTGTTTGGACCGCTGTTGTTTGTCCACCAGCCAGAGGTTCGCCGGGTGTCCTCTGCGGCCTCAAACCGGGCCATGGTGCGGCGGGCAAGTTCCCGGTCATCTCGGAGCCGCTTGCCTTTGCCCTTGCTCTTACCCTTGCCCATCAGGTTGGCCGAGACACGCTGAAGTAGGTGCGGCGAACCCGACGCGAGGTAGTCGGCTCCGCCTCTGCGGCCATGGATTGTTCGATCCGGCGCATTTCATCCAGGCTTCGATAGGTGATCTCCCGGCCGTCGCTGAATCGAGCTTTTAGGACGCCCTGATTGATCTTGCTGCGCAGCTCAGCAAGGTCCGCAGCGACATCCTCAGAGGTATAGGCCATGGCCCCATCTTACCTCTTTAGCCAGCCTTTGCGCCGGTCGGAACCGCCTGCATTAGAGCCCTTCAGCCAGCCCGACCGCTGGGGGTCTCGTGCTG